GAAAAACAGCATATTTGACACAGTGGACAGTGGGTGCAGGCAAACAGAACACAGATGCTGTGGCTTTTATACTGGCTAGACCGTTTGACGGCAACGGTGCTTGGAACAGCAAAGACATCATCACTGTCAGTGCCACAACCTACAGCAAAGACTACAAGATTCCACTGCAATTCACTGAAAAAACTGACATAGAAGTGAGAGCATATTCCACAACCAATAACAGTTTGGTCAGTAGCACATTTAATTTGATTTTGATTAACAACTAGACTTTTCATAATATAGATAGTATAATTTACAAATGATAATAGGCATTTGTGGACTCATTGGATCAGGCAAAGACACTGTGGCTGGTCATTTAATTTCAAATCATAATTTTGTAAAAATATCATTTGCAGATAAGTTAAAAGATGCCGTGTCGGCAATGTTCGACTGGGACAGAGATATGCTAGAAGGAAAGTCCAATGATTCTAGAGAATGGCGTGAACAACCAGACGTTTTCTGGAGCAAAGAAACTGATCAAAGCATCACACCAAGACTGGTGCTACAAAAATTTGGTACAGAATGTATGCGACAAGGATTCTTTGATGGCATATGGGTCAGTCTTGTTAAGAAAAAGATATTAGACAATCCCGACACCAATTGGATCGTTCCTGATGTGCGTTTCCCCAATGAAGTCAAAATGCTGAAGGAAGTTGGTGGATCCGTGTGGAGAGTAAAAAGAGGTGATGATCCTATGTGGTTTTCACACTTCAAATACCATGGCATACAGCCACAAAATATACACCCTTCTGAATATGCCTGGGCAAACACTGACTTTGATTATATGTTGCAAAATGATTCCAGCATTGAGCAATTAAACGCTGGCATTGATGATATTATCACTGATCTACAGAAAGATCGCCTTGTCTCCAACCGTGCTTCTTGACGTGCAATAATCTATTGCAGTTAGCACACACAGTTTTCAAATTCGAATTGTTGTTGTTGGTCATATTCGCATCGACGTAGTACACATCTAGTTGATATGGATGTTGTGCAGTGAATCCACACATTTCGCAGGACTTCTTTTTGCTGTATCCTGATCTCTGCCAGGCCGGAGTTGTGATGGTTGAACTACTGGTTTTCCTTATGCAGGAGTCACACTTCTTTCTATAATATACTTTGTCGCCACGCCTGTAGTTATAAGCCGCTGGCTTACTGTTACACTCTTGGCAAAGGGGTCTGCTATGTTTATGTCCATTAAGCACGTATATATTTATACTAACCTTTTTGGTGCTCTTTAAGATCTGTATATAAATCAGCCCATCCGTAATAAATATTCATAACAAGGAGTAAACCAAAATGGCTTTAATTTCACCAGGAGTACAGGTTTCCGTTGTAGATGAATCTTTCTACGTTCCCGGAATACCTGGAGCAGTTCCACTTGTAGTGGTAGCAACTGCTCAAAACAAAACATCAGGAACAGGAGACGGCACTGCCGCTGGCACGCTGTCAACCAATGCGAATGAAATATTTTTAGTGTCATCTCAGAGAGAATTGACACAAACATTTGGAACACCAAAATTTTACACAGATGCTGGTGGCACACCAATCCAAGGATATGAACTAAACGAATATGGACTTCAAGCCGCATACTCCTTCCTTGGCGTGGCGAACAGAGCATTTGTAATCAGAGCAAATTTAGATCTAGCAGAACTAGAAGGTTCAGCGGGTGCACCTGGTGGCACACCTAGCGATGGCTTCTATTGGTTGGATCTTGCTTCAACATCATGGGGCATCAAAGAATGGAATTCAGCGACACAATCATTCACTGTGAAGACTCCACTCAGTGTTACAGACACAGACAATGTTACTGGAGGAGCTCCAAAGACAAATGTTGGTTCAATAGGTGATTATGCGATAGTGGCAACGGATCCATACAATGCTTTATACTACAAAACAAGATCAAACACTTGGGTGAAAGTTGGTTCAGGTGGAAGTGCGACCAAAGATGGTTCTTGGCACTCATCACATCCAACGATCAAAGGTACTGTATCAAACCCAACCCTACAAGATGGCACCATCAGAGTTAATGAAGTTGCTGTCCAGGTTGGACAGTCAGTGTCAGATGCCGCAAGTGCAATCAACTCAGCAAATATCACTGGCGTCAAAGCTTCTGCTGTTGACGGCAAATTAGAAATTTATGGCATACCAAATGCAACAGGAGATGATTCATCAACAACTGCTGTGTCATCATCGATCATAATTTCAAGTGTGGGAGATTCGTCTGTCGATGAACTTTCAGCATTAGGAATTACAGGTGGCAGATACTATGTTCCAAAACTATTCATTGGACAACACACAGAAGACCATGGATTTAGAACATCAGATTCATCACCAAGACCAACTGGTTCTATATGGATACAACAAACTGAACCAAATGGCGGTGCATCAATTTCGTTGAAAAAATACAATTCAACAATCGGTGCTTTTGAATCTGTTAACACTCCAGTTTACAAAACTCAAGAACAAGCACTTCAGCAGTTAGACAGACTAGGTGGCGGTGCTAACCTGTCAGTGAATTCACACTTTGTACAATCTGCAATCAACGAACACGAGTGGAACGATTCAACTCTGTCAGATGGTGAAATAGTTGACTACACTCCGTTTGTGAGAAAAATTCCAAGTGGTGCGGCAACTACAATTATTTCAAACAAGATCGCAGACAAAACAAACATTGTAGGTTCCGGTGATACAATCAAGATGGCAGAGACATTGTTGAACACATCAGCAACAGCAAATACATCTTCAGCTTTATTACAGACTAAGACTGTGAGCATAAGTGGTACTGATGCAGATGATTTTGTTACAGCAATTTCAACTGCTGGATTTGATAACATCGAAGCATCATACGATGCAACATCAAAAAGAATCACATTGAAACACAAACTAGGTGGCAACATTTATTTCACTGATACCAGTGGTACAGCAATGAGCGACTTAGGATTCAATGCCACATATGCAAACACATATGGTGGTAACTCAGATATATCTCAAGAAAAAATAGCAAACTTGTATGTTGCTCCAGCCGGCGACAAAGATGATTTTTCATCAACATATCTCGCAACAGCTGATATAGCCACAAGAACATTTGCATTTATGGCATCAGGTTGGGGACCTGTTGAAAACACACCAGACTCTGGTACATCATTCACAGCAATCCAATCAACTACTGAGCCAACAAAAGATCCAACAGACGGTCAGTATTGGTACAACACAACTGTAGACGAAGTGGACATATTGATACACGATGGTTCATCATGGAAAGGTTATCAAAATGTTACAGATGCAAGAGGTTGGGACCTGTCAGGCACAGATCCATTGGGACCAATTGTATCAGCAACTGAACCAACAACACAGACAGATGGTACAGCACTAGCAAATGGTGACCTTTGGTTGAACACTGCTGATCTAGAAAACTATCCAGATCTTTATAGATATGACAACTCAAAAGCAGATGGCGAAAAATGGACATCAATTGACAACACAGACCAAACATCACAAGATGGTATTGTGTTTGCTGACTTCCGTTATCATTCATCTGGAACACTTGATGTGGTGAACAAAGAAACATTGATCACAGACTTGTTGACATCAAACTATGTTGACATAGACAAACCAGATCCAGCATTATATCCAAAAGGAATGCTCGGTTTCAATACAAGAAGATCAGGTTACAATGTTAAGCAATTCAAAAAGAATTGGTTCTCAAGATCAAACTTTGCCGACACAACAACATATCCAACACTACCAAGTGAAAAAGATGCTTGGGTAAGTGCATCAGGTTTACAGACAAACGGTGCTCCATATATGGGCAGAAAAGCACAAAGAAACTTGATCGTTGAAGCAATGAAATCAAGTGTTGAGTCAACAACTGCACTAAGAGAAGAACAAAGAGAGTTCAACTTGTTAGCGGCTCCAGGTTATCCAGAACTGATTGGTAACTTAGAAACTCTAAACGCAGACAGAAAAGAGACTGCATTTGTTGTTGGTGACACTCCATTTAGATTAGCACCAAATTCAACAGCAGTAACAAATTACGCAAACAACACAGCAGGCGCTCCTGACAACGGAGAAAATGGTCTAGTGTCAACAAATTCATTCACAGGTGTGTTTTATCCATCAGGATTTACAACAGACTTAGCGGGTGAATCAGTGGTTGTTCCAGCATCACATATGATGTTGAGAACCATTGCCTACAACGACACAGTTGCGTTTCCATGGTTTGCACCAGCTGGCGTTAGAAGAGGTGTTGTAGACAATGCTACATCAGTTGGACACATTAACTCAGAAGGCGAGTTTGAGTCAACAGCAGTGTCAGAAGGTTTAAGAGATGCACTTTACAGTGTACATATTAACCCAATATCTTTTGTTACAGGTGCAGGACTTGTTAACTTTGGTCAAAAAACAAGACAACTTACTGCTTCAGCATTAGACAGAATCAATGTTGCAAGATTGGTTGCCTTTGTAAGATTACAGTTAGACAAAATCGCAAGACCATTTATATTTGAGCCAAACGATTCATTAACAAGAAATGAAATCAAACAATCAGTTGAGTCATTCTTGTTAGAATTAACATCTCAAAGAGCACTGTTCGACTTTGCTGTTGTGTGTGACGAATCAAACAACACACCTGCAAGAATAGATAGAAATGAATTGTATGTTGATGTAGCAATTGAACCTGTGAAAGCAGTTGAGTTTATCTACATACCAGTGAGACTTAAAAACACAGGAGAAATAGCAACATTAGGCCTTTAAAGGTTTAAAAGCAAATAGGAGAAAATGAATAGTAAATATTCATACTAGGAGAAAACAAAATGGCAGTATCAACATTATCTAAATTTACAGTTCCACTAGCAAGTGATCAATCAGCAAGTTCACAAGGACTGTTGATGCCAAAATTACAATATCGCTTTAGAGTGGTGTTAGAAAATTTTGGTGTTTCAACTCCTAGATCAGAACTCACAAAACAAGTTGTAGATATTACAAGACCAAATATCTCTTTTGATCCAGTAACACTCGATGCTTATAACTCAAGAGTGTATATGGCTGGCAAACATACTTGGGAAGCAGTTACATTGAATGTAAGAGATGATGTCAACAATGAAGTATCAAAACTTGTTGGTGAACAATTACAGAGACAATTTGATTTCTTCGAACAGTCAAGTGCGGCGGCAGCTGGTGATTACAAATTCACTTCAAGAGTTGAAGTGCTAGATGGCGGCAACGGTGCAAACACACCAAACGTACTAGAAACTTTCGAGTTATATGGCTGTTACTTAGAAAACGTACAGTACGGACAACTTGCTTATGCTACATCAGATCCAGTACAGATCCAAATGTCTATCAAATATGACAATGCAATACAGACACCGAGAGGAACTGGAATTGGAACAGCGGTAGCAAGAGCGATAGGTACAGCGGCTACAGGTTCTTAATCCTCACTTTTTTAGTCCAATAAATACAACAGTATGAACTGGCGTAACAATTTCCTTGGACAATTATTGGGTGGTGATCATCTCAAAGATTATCAACACGCGGCGAGGCTTTACACTGACGATCTTTTTAGACTCGCACCCAAATCACAATTCCTTTACCACGTTGTATTTGACATCAATCCTGCGGCGGTAGGATCTACATTGAGTAGTACCACTAAACTAGAGCTAGGAATGATTGTAAAAAGATGTGATCTTCCACAGTATCAATTCAATGTGGAAATGAAAAATTCATACAACTACAAGAATTATGTAACCACAGGCATCACGTACCAGCCAGTGGTCATCGTGCTTCACGACGATATGGGTGATGTAGCAACATCATTCTTTAAATCATATTACCAAAATTACTATGCTGATACACTACACGCAGAAGTTGACTATCAAAGAGCAAACTTCAATGATGATTTTGCAACCAACGGAAGATGGGGTAGAGACATCGGCACTTACGATAAATTTTTTAATTCAATATCTATATTCCAAATGAATCGACAAAGGTTCACAGAATACAAGATGATGAATCCTGTGATAAATGACTTTAACAACGGGTCATTAGACCAGACAGCAGGCAATGGCATCAACGAACAACAATTTTCTATTTCATACTCGGGTGTGCTTATTAATGCAGGTTCAGTGAGCAGAGACAACCCACAAGGATTTGCAACATTCCACTATGACAAATCTCCTTCGCCTAACAAGGGAGGCGGTGACTCATTGTTTGGCATACTAGGCGGAGCCAGCTCGGCACTAGGTGCTTTTGGACAGGGCAATATCCTAGGAGGTGTCCTGGCAGGTGCCCAAGTGTATGACAAGATTAGATCAGGCAGAGGAATTAAAGGAATCAAAGAAGAAATAATTGGAGTAGCCAAAGATGCTGTAAAAATTAGTCAAAACAATCTAGGAGCCACATCTAAGCCAGGCATAAGATTCCCACAAAACGAAAGAACCAAAAGAATTGATGCAACTTTGGTTAGAACAAACACAGCACTGCAAACCACATCATCAAACAACAAACCGATCGCAACTGAAAATATCAACGATCAACTTGCACAACAAGACGGAAGCATTAAATTAACTTCACAGCAGATCAAATCATATCTAAATCTGGATACAGTTGCTAGAACAAAATTTGCTAAATTTGTGACATTTAGGTCAGAGAAAAATCTTGACATCGAAAACGTAGAAACAGAATGGAAGAAGTTGACCACAGCAGAACAGGCCAGTTATGAAAACAAGGCTGTTGATAATGCAGTCAAACTCTCAGAAGGTGGCATAATAAATTACGCAGTAGATAAAGAAGTCTACGATAGGGTGATAAAAAGTCAGGCAATATCATGACAGACCAAAATTTAAAACCAACTAATCTAGGAGTCCAGGCAAAAGACCCACAATCTTTGATCGATTACTTTTCAGGAATCAACGGACTTACATTTTCCTTTCCATCTAATGAATACGATGCTGTGCAGGGATTTTTTGAATCTAAAAATTTTGAAAAGATCAGTGCAAAGACTATTGCTTACATAATTTTGACACAGGCAAAGATAGACAATGTGCCTGTGTTTCAAATCTTAGATACATTTAAGCAATTGAGTGTGCTTCAATTGAACGAGACTGTGGCAGAAATTTTAAATCGCAACAGGTATAAAACATCAGTGCTTGGATTCAAATCAGAGCGTACGCCTATATCGTTGGCAAATCGCAACGTAAAGGTTTAACCATGAACAAATGGCTTAATGGATTGTTTCAAATGAAACATCCGGACAAATACATCGGCAAAAAAACTCCAAGATATCGTTCTTCGTGGGAATGGGCATTTATGAGATTTTGCGATAACAATCCTTCTGTGACACAATGGGCATCTGAGTCAATTCAAATTCCTTATCGCAATCCACTCACAGGCAAGAACACAATTTATGTGCCAGATTTTTTTATTGTGTATGATTCTAAAAAACAAACCAAAGTTGCAGAATTGATAGAAGTGAAACCTAACAATCAGGCCAAAATAAAAAATATTGGTAAAAATGCTCAGAATCAAGCCGCATACATCGTTAACAGGGCAAAATGGGAGGCCGCCAACAAATGGGCCAAAGGAAAAGGTATCCGATTTAGGGTGATAACCGAGTCTGATATGTTTAAGTAGTAGTATGACAAAGAAACTAGAAGAAATGTTTGACATTGAAACCACAGAGACTGCTGAGTCAATGCAAGAAAAGTTAGACCTAGAACAAGATTCTAAAGACGACAAGACTGCGAATGATCTGATCAAACAAAAACTAGGTCTAGATAAAATAGATGCCGCACTACCGCAGGTAGACGGACTAGAAGGGGATTCGGAAATAGACTTGTATGCGAACGAGTCTTTCCAAGCTTACAAAGATCTAATGGATTTGGGTATGAACATAGAACCAAGGCTAGCAGGAAGAATAATGGAGGTTGCATCATCGATGATGGGTAATGCCATAAATGCAAAGAATTTGAAAGTTGACAAAAAACTAAAAATGATTGAATTACAGCTTAAGAAAATGAAACTAGACCAAAATACCAACAGCGATGACGAACCTGTAAGCGGTACAGGTAGCATTGTAGCTGATAGGAACGAACTGATAAAACAGATACTTGCAAACAAGGATTCTGATAAATAAAATTACTATGAAAACACTCAAAGATTATCTTACAGAATCTAAGAAAACTTACGCAGTAAGAGTAAAAATAGCAGGTGATTTACCTGAATCTTTTGACAGCAAATTTAAAACAATGATGTCAAAATATGAAGTTGTTAGTATGAAAAAAACAGCAACAACACCAATCCAGGAACACCCACACGAATTTCCAAGAATCAAAAACAAAGAAGTACACATCTATGATGTGGAATCCGCTTATCCAATTTCTTTTCCTCAACTAGAACAAGTGGTATCAGAGGCATTCGGTATAGCACAGGATCATATCAGAGTGAAACATCCTGCAGACACAACAGAAGAACCTGCACCAGAACCAACCAAAGAACCGAGGTTGATGGATGCTGATTATAATGATGATCCAGCAAAAGGTGTTGAACCAACTTTTGGCGACAAGTATAATATGTCTTTGTTCAAAGAATTAATGAGTGACAGGAAAGAATCTGAAAGAGAAACTGGCACAAAAACCACAGACAAAATTGTTGATATGGGCGAAGGCAATAATGCTTCACCTATAGTTCCAAACAAAAAGTAACACAATTTTTCCTAGTTAAATATTAGTATGGCACAGAGCTTACAAGGAAATCTCACCAAAAAGGCACATCAACGGGTAAAATTTACCGAGCAACAAATCGTTGAACTTAACAAATGCATGGATCATAAAAATGGTCCTCTCTATTTTATGCAGAACTATTCAATGATCCAACATCCAACCAAAGGATCAATGAAGTTTGAGATGTACGATTACCAAAAAGGGTTAGTCAAAACATATCACGATAACAGATTTGCAATAGCTATGTTGCCAAGACAAACAGGAAAGACAACTTGTGCCGCGGCATATCTTGTGTGGTATGCAATGTTTGTGCCAGATTCACAAATATTAATTGCCGCACATAAATTTGCAGGTGCACAAGACATTATGAACAGGGTGCGTTTCGTGTATGAAAATTTACCAGACTTTCTCAGAGCAGGAGCATATTCGTACAACAGGAACACCTTAGAGTTTGACAACGGTTCAAGGATCAAAGCAACGACAACAACAGAAAACACAGGTAGAGGTATGTCACTTTCTGTAATATACTGTGATGAGTTTGCTTTCGTAAATCCACCCAACAAGGCCAGAGAGTTTTGGACATCACTGGCACCAACATTATCAACTGGTGGAAAATGTATCATCACATCCACACCAAACTCCGACGAAGATCAATTTGCTTTGATTTGGAAAGAAGCCAACAAAAAATTAGACGAATATGGCAATGAACAGCCTGTGGGTAAAAACGGATTTGCCGCTTTCAAGGCTTCTTGGCGTGAACACCCAGAGAGAACAGAACAATGGGCCAAGGAAGAAAGGTCGAGAATAGGCGAAGAAAGATTTAGACGTGAACACGACTGTGAATTTTTGATTTACGACGAAACACTGATCAAACCGATCAAACTTGCAGATATGGAAGGCATAGAACCCAAAGAACGCCACGGTCACGTGAGATGGTATGATTATGTAACTAAGAATAAAGCATACCTTGTATCATTAGATCCAGCGATGGGTACAGGTGGCGACAACGCCGCCATAGAAGTATTCCAATTGCCAGAGATGAAACAGGTCGCAGAATGGCAACACAATAACACACCAATACAAGGACAAATCAGGATCTTAAAACAGATCATTGAACACATATCAGATTCTCTCAAAAACAAAGGCATTGCTAATCCTGAAATATATTACTCAATAGAAAACAATTCTATAGGTGAAGCAGGATTGGTCGCTATATCAGACATAGGTGAGGAAAACATACCCGGTCAGATGCTGTCAGAACGTGTGAAAAAAGGCCACGTGAGAAAATTCAGGAAAGGCTACAATACCACACATATATCAAAGGTTAGTGCCTGTGCTAAACTCAAGCAAATGATCGAATCCGACAAGATGGCTATCAAAAGCAAGAACTTGATATCAGAACTCAAAAACTTTGTTGCTTCGGGCAACTCGTACTCTGCTAAACCTGGTGAACACGACGATCTAGTGATGTCCACACTGTTGGCTGTGCGTATGGCCTCTACAATAAGCAGTTGGGACCAAAAACTGTTTGAAAGATTGCGTGATTCAGAGGAAGAACTCACTATGCCAATGCCTATAATGATAAGCGGTTTATAGGTAAATACAGTTGATGGACTTAAATTTTACTGCAAAAGATCTCTTTGATGAGCTCAAATCAAGGTTTTCCAACCTCACTCTAGGAGATGAATCCGCTCAAACCACAGTATCACCGGAAGAAGCCAGATTTTTCAAATTTTCCTGGAACAATAATCCTATCAGCATCAGCATAGATGAAGAAAATTTAAGGCTAATATACAACAAAAATTTAACAGGCACTGTTGAAAGTGAACAAGAACAGCAATGGTACGACTTTGCAAGGTTTATGCGTGAATTTGCTGTAAGTCATAACCTTGGATTCAAACCTCAAGACGTGGAAAAGATCGATCTAGAGCAAGACGATTTTGAGTTCCTTTCTAGTGTAAATACTGTACAGGAAAGTAAAATGCACGGCACACCAAAAACATCATATGATAAATTAGACAAAACTAAGATGATCATTCGTCACTCAAAACACGTAGACGAAACAATTCCAGGTTCAAGATCAAGAAATATAGACTGCATATTCATTGAAAATGCACAGGGCGAACGTTTCCGTTTTCCATACAATTATTTAAAAGGTGCTCGTGCAATGATGATGCACGTTGCCAAAGGTGGAAATGCATACGATGAAATAGGTGAATCAATCGTTAAGAAAGTAGAAGAGATTAGAGATCTAAGAAACTTCAACGCATACACTGTAAGATCAGGTTTGCTTGACGAAACCACTCAACCATTTGTTGAAGCCGCCAAAGATAAAATCAAAGAGGCAAAGAAAACTTTGGAACGCCTAGCAAAATCAAACACATATGAATCAGCGTTAGAAAATCTTAACCAAAATCAATCAGAATTATCAGAAGACGAAGTTGCAAAACTGAGACAAAAATTTACTAAAGAAACTTTCGACGATTCTATTGTCGACGCATTCAAACACTTGCCGATGGATGCAATTAAAGAAGAAGATGACGAAGAAGAAGTTGACGTGATGACACTACCGTCGACGGCAGATAGATACAAAAATTATGTAGACACTTGGTTACAAAAACCAGATTCTAAATTAGTTCTCAAAAAAGATGATTCTTATGACAAGTTCCAAAACAATCTGCGTGGCCAAATGAAAGACACCGAACAAAAACTTTCTGCAATCATGAGGGACATAGCAACAAGATTTTTATCACCAGACTCAGAAGACGATGCTATTGTCAATTTTGCTTCCGACATGGATCAGGAATTAAGTAAGTCAGGAGAATTGTTTGCTAAACCAAATCCACAAATAAAACAACTAAAATCAACAGCGATCAAACTTGCAAACAAATATCTCCAAGATATGAAAAAGATGCAGGCAGATGACGAATATGCTGATGAAGTAAGAAAATCACCCGAAGACATAAAAGCATTCAAAAACATCAAAGGACAAGACATCGATAAAGGCAAACTTTCAAAACAATACAAAAGAAAATACAAAGACGAGTCAGAGCAGTTCGAAGCTTGGGCCGATGCACAGCTAGAAGGCCTTGGCATAAAGATAGATGAGGATGAAATAGACGCATCCGAGTATCAAGATGCTTTCAAAAAAAAGACCGACCAATCAGATATAGTTGAAGCTCCCAAAAAATTTGCAGAAGGAATTTACACACATCAAGTTAAAGCATTGACTGTGATGCCAACGCAGGACAAGACACTGTGGGCAGAAGCAGGCGAACTTCCCAAAAAATTCAATGTCACCCAAATGAACATCGGCATCTATGACGAAGAGGACGATCAAGATCCATACAGTTATGGCAACACTGGATTGGAAGTATTCCATGATGCGGGCACTTGGCAGATGTACACAGACGATCAGACCGAACAGCAGATATCAGACTATCTTGGCGTGAAAGTAAGTTTTTCCGAACAGGGTATGCAGAACGAAAAATTCATGCACTTCGACATCAGTGACGAAGCGGTGGCACAGTTGATCGACAAGGGTGCATTTAAAATGACCAAAGCAGTTGGAGAAGGTCGTTTAAAAGATGAAAGAGAAAACATGGAAGCAGATGCTTCTGATATGAGCAAAGAAGAATTTGTTAAAGCACACGGAGAAAAACATATCCATATTTGGGACAAAGTTCAAAAAGAACTCAAATACGGCACCGATGAAACTGCCACAGAAGATGATATGAGCACAGGCACAGTAGCAGTTGGCAAAAAAGGCAAGACCAGAAGAGCCACAGGTATTGATGACAACCCATATGATCACAACGAAGGCGAAGATCAGACAGCATTGGTGAACGCCGCATTGTGGAATATGAAGGATGTGTATCAAACCATAATGTCAGGTGAAGCTCTATCAGAAGATGATATATTCTCATATGGAGACCTTGTGCAATACTTGGAACAGGCAGATATGCCCGATCATTACAGCAAGTTTTGGGATTTGATCACAGATGCCATCAACTCAGCAGGTGGATTTGGTGGACA